TCTGAGTTCAGTGTACTATCACTAGTTCCTGGGCTCACACCCCTCAGAGCCAACTTAATAACCGAAGGTAACAAACCTTTAGTAGTTATTAAGCCACTTCCCAACCTTTGTAACGCAGGCGGGCCGCGAGAGCTTTTAAACTCTACCAGTCTGGCATAGGTAAGTCTAATCGACTTACTAGCATTCCTGTTTTAAGTAGTGGGTTATCTTTAACAAAAGCTAACCGAATATCCATTAAGGATCTTCCAAAGCGCATGCTTTGCGCTTTCGCTACTTGTTCATAAGGATCAAACTTCACCGCAAGTTTAAGTTTCCGAGCAAAAGTTCGGTATGTGAATATCACATCAATCGCAGTACGCGATTGAAAACTTAATTTCTCTAGATCTAAAACAGTAACAGTAGTTAACTGTCTGTTAAGATCCATGGTATAATTTAACTCCTTATTCATCTCTTCAAAAGTAGAAACTGATGAAAATAATGCATAAGTCAGAGGATGTTTATAAAACAAGTTCTCTGTGTTAATTATACTGGATGAAGTGCTAATGAATGTCTGAAAGCTATTTTTAAAGCTTCCATAATACTTACTTAAAGTATGACAAACATTCATCACCATCCCATTCACAACCAGTGAGGAAGTTCTATTGAATTCCTTCAATAGAGTTGCTTCCGTAGCTGGCATGATATATTCGTTCCCAGAACTAGCATCTGCTAAGAACCGTCTTAACAGTTCAAAGTCTGGAAAGTCCTTAGATACACGGTAAGTAAATCGTATATCTTCGAACATACTTGTATAGAATCTCTGTTGAGATCTGGAATAACCCAGCCCTTTTAAAAGGTCTATAGCAAGTTGAACGCTATTTATCATGGATTTAGGTCCTCGCCCTCCATATACTAAAGCTAGTATATCTTGGAATAGCAAAACTGGATTTTTCCAGTTTGCAAGGAATCCTTTAAGAGGCACACCCGAGATTTCGATTCCGTTACGGAACCATCTCTTCGCAAATTCATACGTGTTTTCACTTGTATGAGATTTACTTGGAGAGCAATCAACTCCTAAGGAGTTGATAACTTCCTTGTATCTTAGTGCAACATCATTATTATAAATAACGATGTCATCTCCTAAGAGGATGTATTCCTTGAAAGGGTACTGCCCACACTCATAAGCAGCAAATTGAACCACCAAATGGTGAGACAATGTAAAAGTTGCCCATGAGGAACGTGCTCCCATTGGTTGACCAACTTTATAATAAAGTAGATCACCCTCTGGTGTCATAAATGGTTCTGAAACCATTAATGATTTC